GAGGCTTCGACCAGGGTGGGCACGTCGTCAATCGCCAGGTTCGGCTCTTCGTCGGTAAGCCCGGCCCATAAAAGCACCATCAACAGATCAAGCGGGAAACTCCCGTTGTCGCTGATCGATGTCTTGGCGCCCTGAATGATCAAAAAATCAATGGATGCGAACTGGCCAATCTCCGCGCCGCGCCGGCGGTTGATTTCCCGCTCGGCGCGCATCAAGGCTTTTAAGTTAAGTTTAAACTTCCGCTTGCGATCGAGTTCGATTTCGATTGGTTCAAATAGCATTAAGATCTCCGAGCTGATTGCGCCCTGTCATTTATCCGAGCCTGAACCCGTTTAGGAAACTTCGACCGCTTCCGGCAAACCGGTCACCTTCAGGCTGAAGTTGAGAAACGCCACCGCGGAGAAGTCCAGGGGCATTTCAATACTGCCGACGCGGGCCTCATACTGCCAGCCATCGATGCCGTTCGGGAACAGCGTGCGCCAGAAGAGTTTCGTCTGATCGATGAAGTCGGCGTAAAGCTGCTTGTGCATGGCGATATCGGGACTGTAGACCAAGACGCAGGGCAGATCGTTGCCGGTCTTGATCGTCGGCACGTTCTCTTCGAAAGAGCCCGGCGAGTCGTGATTGGTGCCGTCGCCGTATTGCTGCGTGGCGGCCGGGACCGGGATGATTCTCATCTGCGGCACGGCGACATAAAGCAGCGTATCCGGGTCGCGCCGGTAGAGCTGGGAACCTTTGGCAAAAGTGATTTGACTTGCGGGCATAGCGTTTTCCTCCCTAAAATTTATGCGTCGTCGTTAATGACCGTCGGGTCTTTTTCCTCGGTTGTGTAAGTGATCAAGAAATTCACATCGGCGCCGGCGCGCGGATAATGCTCATCGAGAAAGAGCCACTTAATCCCGACCTTGACTGTATCGGCGGCCAACCCGCCGCGTTTGGGATCTGTGAGCATGGCCCGGTGCACATCGCCGATAATCGCGCCAAGCGCCTTACGCGATCGCTCCGCGCCTTCGTCGACGACGATCCTGCAGGCGATCCGCAGCCGCTCGACATAGATATCGTCGGGCTCATTCTCGGTAGTCTCCTCGTCCGGTATGACGCCGACCGCAGGACGATTGACTTTGTAAAGCTCGAAGGTTCCCTGCGCCACGGTTACCAGTGATTCGACTTCGGCCAAGGTCTCCTCGACGTTGTCGAGGATCCGGTCCTGTATGGTGTCGGCCATCTTTCATCAATTGAAAATTGATAATGGAGAATTGATAATTATCGGACTTTCAGATCGGACATTTTCCATTCTCAATTATCCATTCTCCATTGCTGTTTCAGCCGGTCACGAACTTAAACGCGCGCGCCACTTCCTGCGGCACCTTCTCGCGCAGGTAATCCAGAATCTTGCCCTTGATCTTTTTTCTTGAGAAAACCAGCGCCACGGACGGCCCGAATAGTTCTTGAATCGGCAGGCGCGGCTTGCCGCTGCGCTTGAAAACGCCGATATGGCCGCTGCGCACTCGAGCGATAAACGACCCGGGTAATAGCTTTGAGTTCGCGCCGTATCTGACGCCGCCCTCGGGCCTGCGCCTGGTGACGCTCTTGGGCTTGGGCTTCATCTCGTAAATCGGGATTCGGTCTTTCTTGGATGAAAATGCAACCAAGCGCGCCTGCGGGTTGGCCCCGGTCGCCCGTTTCAGCGTGATGTTTCTCCGAATGGTCTTCTGCGAGCTCGCGCCGATGTCGGCCTGGACTTCGCGCACGGCCAACGTAAATGCACCTTGCGCCGCTTTGTTGATGCCTGCTGCGGCCGAGCTGGGATAGCGCTTGACCTTCTGGTCGAGCTTTCGCGCCAGCGCGGCGGTGTCGGTGGTGACTCGTAAACTAGAAGCCATAATTAATAATTGATAATGGAGAATTGATAATGTCGAGATCCGGAAGACCGGAAATTCTCAATTTTCAATTTTCCATTCTCCATTGTTATCTATAATTGCGTGCGATCCACTGATATTCGTCGCTCGCGCCGCGGCGGTTTAAGTTGATCTCCCAGGGCGGCTTGATGTTGACCTGATGGCCGCAGTTCTCACAGAGGGGCCGGTCTAGCGATGCAAAGTGCCATGGCTTCTGATTGCCTTGAAAAAATATGATCCGCGCGCTTTCGGGCGGGCGCTGCTTGTATTCCGCACGGTCGCGCAGGATCGGCCAGGCATAGACACCGTCGCTTTGTTCCCAGCCCGACTCATTGGGTCCCAGGACATGACGCATCCAAGCTTGATCGGTGCCGAGATACGCGCGGGCAGCTCGCTGGCTTGCACGCCCCTTGAACTCGTCCCAGACCTTGCTTCGCGCGCCGGCGGTCATCATCCACATCGAGCCCTGGTAGGTGTTGATTTCATCCTGCGGGATCATGGAGAGCGGGCGGCGATAAATTAAAAAGTCTTCGGGACGGTCGAACAGCGAATCGAGATTTTTCAGCACGACGCAGTCCAGATCGATCGACACGAAACGCTTGCCGATGATATACGCGGCCTCGGGACTGAACGCCTTCAGCCGCAGATAACAACTCGGCTTACTGATACCCAAAGGACTCTGCAGAGAGCGCCAGTCATCCCAGAGCGGAAGCGGCTCGATCAAAGAGCAGTAGTCGGCATCGGGTTGGTCGGTGAGCAATACGAACCGGTGCGGGATGGTGAGGTTCCGATGAATCATCCGGGCCCAGATGTTCGCCCGTTCCGGCGTGTAGTCCGCCGAGCCCTTGTCCTGCTTCCAGAGCCAGCCGACGACAGTCAACGGCTCGGGCTCAATTGATAAGGGAGAATGGGGAATGGAGAATGGCCGGATCGGACCGGCCACTCCCCCATTCTCAACTATCAATTCTCCATTCTCCATTTGTTCCTACGAAGCGGCGCCGTTATCGAGCTGGACGATCGCGCGCGGCTTGGTACACAAGCAGAGCGGGTTCATCTGCGCTTCGATATCGAGCCCCTTGCCCATCGGTCTGAGTTCGCTCCGCACCTCGACGCCGAGCCCGTTAGGAGTCGGAATCTGGTTGATGCGGTCGACGTAATCAGAAGGGCCGTTTTTCTGAATGAAGAGGCCGGCGACCCCGGTCGGGAAGAGATAGGCTTTGTCGGCTTCGATGAAATCGATGCCGCCGACCGAACCGCGATAGTTTTCCCAAACGACGTTGCCGAAGGCGATGGCGCCGTAAGCAAGATCGGACTCGCGCAAGAGCCGGTTGTCAGCCGAGTTCAGATATTTGTCCTCGACCTTGCCGTGACCGATCAATTGATCGAAGAAGGTGTCGCCGCAGATGGCGCGCCAGCCGGTAAAAGGTGCATCGCCGAGCGCAGTAATCGAGAGCCGTTGCGCGGCGCGGATCTTGCCGAGAACATTCGTGGTCGTAGTGCCGAGCGCCATGCCGAGCTGCTGCTGCGCGACGTTGAACTGAGTGAACAGGTTGTAAATAACCGTGGAGCCGTCGGCATCGAGGATCACGCCTTTCAAGGCGCCGATGCGGTGATACTCCAGGGTCGCCTGGAGCTTTCGCTGCATTTGCGCGAGCTTGCGATCGCGCATCTCTTCGACGGACATCCTGGCGGCCTGGGGCGCCATGCCCTGCGCGTACGCGCGCACGCTCTGGAGCTCGCCGGCGGTGATCGCGTCCATGACCGAGACATGGGGCACGACGAACGGCCGCGCGATGCGCGCGTCGGTGGTGTTCGCCAGCGGCACGCCGCCGAAAGGCGTGGTCTGAACCAAGTTCAGTGTTTGATACTCCTCCTCGATGACGACGGTGCGATCCGGAATGCCGTCGACATTGAAGAGGCCCATTTGGCCAATGCGCCCCGGCAGATAGTCGACGTGGCTGATCGCGTCGGTCAGACTCGACATCGTGAAGATGTCGCTAAATACGTCTAGGATGTCCATTCGCTTTTTTCCTCCGTTTTAAAAGAGCAATTGATAATGGAAAATTGAAAATTGATAATTGGGGAATTTTGGGTCGGACGTTATCCATTCTCCATTATCCATTCTCAATTAAACTCAGTTAGACCGCCGTGCGCAGTTTGATTCCTAGCGCGGCCAAATCGGCCTTGCCGTTGGTGATATCGGTGGCGTCGTTGGTCGATGCCCAGATCAAGAGATCGGGGTTGACCTCGGCGTCCTTGACGATGATGACGCCTGGCATATCGCCGCCGCTGGCGTCGACCGCCGCGCCGACGAGGATCCCTGCCGCCGCTTCGGAGCCGTCGTTGTTGTCGTCGTCATAGGCTTTGTATTTTCCGCCAGACGTGATCTTGCCGACGACGGCGCCGATTTGCAGGTCTTGGCCGCTGACGATGGTCACGTTCTCGCGCGATTGATGGCCCGGCAGCTCGGAAAGGAGAAGGCCGGCATGGACTACTTCAGTAACGCTCATGATTTCCTCCCAAAGTTTTGCTCTTTGTCTTGATACCGTTTGTTAATGGCACGGACGTCGAGGATTTGCGGAGAGCTTGGCGCGGCCGATGCGCCTTCGGGCCCGAGCTTGCCGTCGATCGGCGGCCCCTCGCGCGCGATCAGCACGTCGAAGAGCTCGTCGGCGACTTCCTTGACCGACATGCCGGCCTTGATGTAACCGTTAGCCCGATCGGGGAGCTTGGCGGCGGCGCAGCGGGACCGGATCTTGTCGGCGTCAGCAAGTCTTGCTTTGACTTCGTCGGCGCTGAGGCCGCGGTCGAGAAATGCCGTGGCCGCTTCCGGCACGCCGGCCTGTGTGCAGGTGGCGACAATGTCGCGGGCGCGTTTTTCGGCGGCGGCGGTGATCTCCTCGGTGGTGGGTTGCGTTTCAACCGGGGCAGGCGCTGGATCGGGATCAGTAACAGGCGCGGGCTTTGGATCAGGATCGGGCTCAGGATCCGTGTTTTCGGCGAGAGGCTTGAGCGCTTCGGGAAGATTCTTGAACTTGCCGAGATTGGCATTTGCCGCCATCCGCACAGAGTCGGTCATCTCGTCGGCCAGCCCAGCCGCGACCGCTTCTTCGGCGCTGAACCAGGTGTCTTCGTTCATCCACTTCTTGACTTCTTTTTCGCTCTTGCCGGTCTTGACCATGTAGGTCGATTGCAGCGCGCCGGCGATCTTATCGAGCGAGTCGGCCATGCTCTTCATTTCTTCGGCGTCGCCGACGACGATCGCGAGCGGATCGTGGATAAACATGAACGTGTTGGCCGGCAT